CGGGCGCAATATACGCAACCGCTTATTCGTGCCGGCGGACGCCGAGGCGCTCGTCCAGCTCGGCGACGCGATCGCGCCAGAGGTCGACCGCGACGATCGCCTCGTCGCGCAGCCGCTCGAGGTCGAGTTGGTGCTCGTCGCCGGCGTGCTCGGGGCAGTAGCGCAGGTGGCAGAGACGGCGGCAGCCGGCGTGCGCGCAGGGCGAGAGGATCGGAAGCGCGCGGCTGGTCATCGCGGCCACTCGGCTTCGGGGATCCACCGCAGCTTGCCGCGCGGCGGCCACCACGCGAGCAGCGCCTGAGCGCCGCCGAGCTCGGCGGCGTAGGACAGCTCGGCGCGCTCGGCCGGGCCGAATCGCTCGTAGGGCCCCTGGGCGGTCGACTTGACCTGGACGACTCGCGGGATCGACCCGACGCGGATCGCGACGACGTCGGCGGCACCGTGGCTGCCGCGGGCGCAGACGGCGAACCAGTCCTCGCCGGCGAGCAGATCGCGAACGCGGCGATCTCGGTCGACGCCTCGATGGCTCATTACGCAGGCACCGGCTCCTGGTCGGCGTAAGCGGCCTGGTGGGCGTCCTGCCAGGTGGTGTTGACGTTGTAGTCGACGGCCTGCAGGAGGTCTTTGAGGTATGCGCGGCGTTCGCGGCCGCGTGCGGCGAATCGTTCGGTTATCTGGTCCTGCTCGTCGGCGTATGCCACGAGCTCCCGTAGCGTGACCTCGGTCGGCTCGAACTCGTCGAGTGGGAACAGGTGCCCTTGCGGGCCGACCTCGAGCAGCAGTTGCCGGGCGCGAGCGTGGTCGCGTTCGGCCTGGGTGCGGTGGTCGGCGGCCGGTTCTTCGGGCTCCGCCTCGTAGGTCGGGAAACCGGCGTCACAGAGGTCTCTCCAGGTCCTGAAATCGGCAGCCGCGCTGCCGATTTGGGACTCCGTTGGATAGGTCCGAGCGCACTGCACGCGGTAGCGGATTTCGCGCGCCGAGAGCTTCAGTCCGTGCTTCTCGGCGACGTCAAGCAAGACCTCGGTGATGCCGTGACGGAGGCTCTGGCTGACGCCGTCGCCGTTCGGCGACATGGCCTGCGGGTCGCGTAGCAGTCGCAGGCCGTAGAGCCACCGTTGGCGGATGCCACTGCCGTCAGCGCTGATGATCGCCTTCTCGGCGTTGATGTATTGGGTGATCTTCATTTGTCCCTCCGATTGGTTGATGTTTCGCTTTGGCCTCCGCGGAGCGCCTCGCGGAGCGCCCGGTCGGCGGTCCGGCCCCACGCGCCCGACGCCTCGGCGTTCGCGATCGTCTCCAGCGCCTGCCGGTAGATCGGCACGACGCGCTCCAGCTCGTTCAACCGCTTCGCTAGCTCCTGGCGCTCGACCGGATGGACGGAGCTGCGGAAGTCGTTCTCGCTGGTCATGTCATGCAATAGCCGCCGTCGCAGGCGTCCGACAGCTCGTCGTCGAAGGTCATCTGCTCGTCGTCGGCGAGCAGCTCGCGGAGCGTCTTCCCGCGCGTCGCGCCGGCGGAGGTCAGGTAGACGGTGCCGCGGCTCGGGTCCTCCGCCTGCTGCTTCTTGCGGCGCTCCTGCAGCAGCTCCTCGACGCCGCACGCCTTCTCGAACAGCTCGGGCGTGTCGCGGCGCATCTTGCGCCAGTCCTCGGTGCGGTGGAACGGGCAGAACCAGCAGCACGACTTCCCTGGCTGCGGCAGCCCGGCCTCGGCGATGATCCGCTCGCAGTCGCTGCGATGCAGCCGCAGGTCCAGCAGCGGGTAGCAGCGCCGCTGCGTCGGGTTGCGCGGGTCGAACTCGGAGCGGGCCCGCTCGATCTCGTCGGTTGTGATCCCGAGCCCGACCCACGCCGGGTCCGTCTTGCTAGCGCCGCGGCGTTCGAGCTCGCGGGCGATCACGTCGATCTTGAACTTGTGGGTGCAGACGCGCTTGCTGGGGATGCCGGCGGGCGCGAGCCGCATCGGGATCGGGTAGCCCTTCTCTAGCCGAACCATGTGCTCCAGCAGCGACTCGCCGGTGTGCTCTCCCTTGCCCTCGACGCGGCTGACCTCGACTAGCTCGATCCCGTGGGCGGCCGCATACGGCGCCGCGACCGTGTGGACGTATTCGATCGTCCCTGGCTTCTCAGAGTCGGCGCCGACGTTCGAGAACATGAACAGCGGGAAGTCGATCTCGCCGCGGGCGGCGAGCACCAGCGCCGCGGTCGACTGCGTGCCGGCGCCGTAGCTGAACGACCGTAGGGTCATGCGATTCCTTCCAGTTCGGTTGGCAGCGCTACCGGGCGCCAGCGCGCGAGGCCCTGCTGGGCGTCGATGCGCTGCGCCTCGCGGGCGCTGTCGAGCCGCCGCCCGTTGCGGTTCCAGTTCTTGCCGAGCGACCCGATCCCGTCGGCTGACGCGAACGGGTAGGAGCTGGCGACGGTCAGCCCGCGGAGCATGTGCAGCCAGCACGGCGGCGCGCCGGCGCCGCACAGCTCGTTCATGACCTCGGTGACGCGCCAGCGCCAGCGCTCGTCGCCGGGCGTCGCATAGGCGCCGGAGGATCCGAGGCAGACGCGCGGGTAGCCGTTGCAGAGGCGCCGCAGCCGCTCGAGCGGCTCGTGGAGGTGCCAGACCGGCGCGCACTGGTCCCACGGCAGCCGGTAGCCGAACCACTCGCGGAGCAGCTGGTCGTTGTCGTCCTCGCTGCCGTCGATCACGTCGGGGATGACGCACCAGCTCGTTTTGAAGTCGAGCCACGGCTCGACCCAGCGGGCGAACGCGGCGACGTCGACGCGGCCGCGGCCGGCCTTCCAGATCGAGTAGGCGCCGTTGTCGAGCATCACGGACTGGCCGATCTCGTGGCAGGTCTGCAGGTCGCGCGGGTCGGCGAAGCTGACGCAGAAGCAGTGGCCGGCCATGCTCAGCAGCCGCTCGCGGGGGGTGATCGGGGTGACGTGGTAGTGCAGCACTTAGGGTCGCTCGGCCCTTCCCCAGCGCGCCTGGTCCTCCCAGACGGTGACGGCGAATACGGCGGCGGGCATCTCGTCAAGGAACCGCTCGGCGAGGTGCTCGACGGTCGACGGGTTGGCGATCTCGTTGAGGTCGGTGCCGTGCAGCTCGGTGTCGGCCCAGCGGCGGTCGAGGACGTCGGTGTCAACGCCGCCCTGGGCGACGACCTCGACGGTGTAGTCGTGCTGGTGCGGGAAGCACCAGGGCGGCGCGAAGTCGGGCAGCGAGTGCGTCGCCCGGAAGCGGTAGAGCCGCGCGACGGTGGTCATAGCGCCTCCACGGGCACGACTGGCGCGACGGCGGGGGCGGGGACGGTTCGGGCGATGACCCACGTCCAGAACGTGGCGCCGGCGAGCTTGGCGCAGAACTGGCCGAAGCTGACGGTGAACACGAACTGGTGGAACGCGAGCGTGGGGAACACGACCGAGTCGACGGCGGCGGCGAGCAGCGCCGCCTTCGGCGCGCGGTCGGCCCAGGGCTGCCGCCGGAGGAGGTGGTAGGCGATCGCCTCGACCAGCTCGGCGGCGCAGAACGAGACGGTGGAGGCGAACGCGATCTGGGCGGCGTTGCGGTTCAGCCAGTAGGACAGCGCGCCGCCGGCGGCGATCATCAGCGCCATCTTCAGCCAGCGGGTAGTGCCCCAGAAGTCGGCGAGGCGGTCTCGGGTGATGAAGTCGAGGCCGATCAGGAAGAAGGCGTTGGGGAGGATCCAGCCGGGCCCGAAGTGGGTGAGTGTGAGGTTCGCGGCGACGATCGCGGCGAGCCAGAGCGCCACGAGGGCGCCCACCTTGGTTGAGCGCATGCGCCCTCCTTCCGTCGTGGTTGTCATGTGATCGCCCACTTGACCGGGGCGACGCCGGCGCCGAGGTCGAAGCCGATCGCCTGCGCGAGCTGGACCGACAGGTCCCAGAGACGGGAGTAGATGTAGGGCCCCCGGTCGTCGACGGTCGCGGTCGCGCAGCTCGCGGCGCAGAACCGGACGTGGGTGCCGCACGGCAGCGTTCTGGAGGCGACGCCGAGCTGGGCGACGAACCCGCAGGCGTTCGCGGAGCCGGGCGGGTCGGCGTAGTAGCTCGCGAGCGCCTGTTGCATCGGCGGCGGCGGCGGGTCGCGCCGCGGCCGCGGCCGCTGGTGGTGGTGCGCCGGCGCCGGCGCTGGGCAGCCCGCGAGCTCGTCGAGCGTGTCGAGCATCGGTGTGATCGCCAGGGCGACGGTCGTGACGAACGCCGCCATCAGGCGGCCCGTCCGAGGAGCAGGTCGGCGAGCAGCATCCGCCGGCGCCGGTCAACGAACCGCGAGTTGACGCGGGCGGCCGCGCTGATCCGCGCGACGTGCAGCATGCGGTTAGAAGCGGTCTCGCCGACGCCGGGGATCGACGTCAGCAGCGGCGCGAACCGCAGGGAGCTGGTCGCCTGCAGGACGGCCTCGGCGGCGAGCCGGGCGCCGTCGTCGCGGCCGGCGGCGCGGATCCGGTTGCGGAGCTGGACCATCTCGGCCTTCGTCTGGTTCGCTCGGTCGAGCGACGCCTGGCGCTGGTAGGTGTTGACTGTCATCGGGGCCTCCGGTGCTGGTCGGCGTGCGGGCACGTTGCCCAGTGCGGGGTGAACAGCTGGCCGGTCTCGGCGAGCTCGGCGCGGCGCTCGGGCGGGGCGTGGACGGCGCGGGGCGTGTCGCCGAAGATGCGCCACTCGCCGCGCGAGTCGGGTTCGGCGTTCAGCGGCGTCCACTTGCCGGCCTCGGTGATCGCCCAGATCACGGGCGCCTTGCAGCTGCGGCAGAGGTCAGGCATCGGTTCGCCCCGCCAGCCGGTCGCGTTCCTGCTGGTCGTGCCAGATCAGCTGGTCGCGGAGCCACTCCAGCTCGTCGCGAGCCTTGACAACGTGGAACCAGCCGGCCTGGCCGCGCTGCAGGCCCCAAGCGACGCCGAGGCCCTCGCCGGGGCGGTTGAGAACGGCGATCGCCTCGGTGAGGTGGCCGATCGCGTCGGCGTAGGTGCGCTCGGTCATGGCTCCCACCAGCGCCACGACCAGGCACGCCGCAGCAGCTCGACGTGCAGCCACCAGCGGCCACCGCGGACGAACACGTAGATCCTGCGGCCGTCCCGGCGGTAGCCGGTCGTCTGGCCTCGGTAGAGCGTCACCGCGGCCTCCTGGTCCGCCAGCGGTGGAGCAGCTGCTCGCCGGCCCAGCCGGCGGCGAACGCCAGCGCGTTCCAGAACACGACCGCGAGCAGCGCGTATAGGGGCCGGTCGGTCGTCACCAGCCGGCCCCCGAAACCCGACTTTGTGACAGTTCTGCACAATCCCCGCGTCCCCGCCAATCCCTTCCGGAGGAACGCGCGCACGTGCGCGCGCGATCGCGTAGGGCGGCGGGGAACGGCGGGGACGCGGGGACGGCCATCAGGCAGCCCTCGGGTTCGGTGGGACGAGGTAAAGCCACCCCTTCAGGTGCCGGCGGCCGGGCTGGCGGCCGGGGTCGAAGTGGCGGTACTCGACGCCGATCTCCCGCCAGCGGTAGGTCAGAACGCGAATGTGCAGCGGCTGGATGCGGTGAAGGTGCCGCAGCACCGTCAGCGCCTCCAGCGGCCGCAGGCCCATCGCCCCGGTCTCCCGGTCGATCAGGCACGCCGGCTGCCACGGCCACGGATCCTCGGGGCGCCGACAGATCGCCACCGTGTCGAGGAAGCTGAACTCGCGGTAGGACTTCAGCGCGGCCAGCGCGTCGCGCTGCCCGGCGAGGTCGAGCAGCGTGTGGCCCTCGATCGAGCGGGTGACGTCGAGCACGTTGAACAGCCAGTCCTTCGCCTGGTCGGGCTCGCTCTGTGCGACGATCGCCGGCCGCAGCGTGCAGAGCGCCCGAATCACGTCGCCGTGTTCCTTCTTCGAGAGCTGCGGCGGGCGCAGCTGCCCACTCGTGGTCGCGGAGATGGACTTGTCGAACCGCTCGGGCGAGGCGCTCAGCTTGCCCAGCGTCCGCCAGCGGTACTTGGCGCGCTCCTGGCCGTTCCCGAGCTCTAGCATGCAAGGCGTGTCGTCGTCGTCGCCGTGGGTGAAGTCGAGGACGCGCCAGCCGGGGCGGGGGCGCAGCGCCGCGGTCAGCCAGTCGCGCAGCCACTCGGGGTCGTCGAGGATCTCGTCGGTCAGGCTCGGGATCGACCCGTCCTTCCGCTTGTTGTTCCAGTGCTTGCGCCGCTCGTGGCGCTCGAAGTCCTCGGCGGTGAACTCCTCGCGGGTCGCGGTCATCGCAGCGCCTCGCTGATCCTGGCGGCGGGGCAGCCGCTCGAACAGCAGTCCTCGCCGCGCGCCGATTCGAACCGGAGCCGCGGCGGGCTGTCGAGGAACTGGACGGCGACGGTGCCGCCGCAGCCGACGGGGCAGTAGCTGCCGATGTGGTCCCGGTTGAGGTAGGCCGGCGGCCAGCCGGTGCGCTGTTCGAGCCGTCGCCAGGTTCGGCGAACGAGCCAGGGGTAGGTGCCCACGGGGTAGCCGCGGTCGCTTAGAAAGGGATGTCGTCGTCGTCGAAGTCCGACGCGGGCTTCGCCGTCGCCCCCTGCGCAGCGGGTTCCCGCAGCCCGGTGGTGTCAGCCGGTATGTCCGTCAGCGCCTGCTGGCGCCCGCTGACGGTCTGCTCGACGAACGTGTCGGTGAACCACTTGTCGGCCTCGTCGCCTAGCCGCCGCTCGGCCTTCCGCGACTGGGTCCGGACCTGGTAGGTGCCGCCCTCGACGTCAGCGAGCGCCTGGCTCAGCGCGTCGTCGTCGGTCAGCTTGGCGCGGTCGACGCCGAGCCCGTCTAGCAGCTTCTGCGTCCTGGGCATCCCGAACTGGTCGGGGTCAAATCGGTTCCAGCTGGTCCACATCACGTTGTCCGGGTCGGACCACTCGGTCAGGACTTGCTGGCCGCGCTTGGTGTCCTGCAGGACGGCGCGCTCGAGCCGGGCGATGTGCAGCCCGTCGGCGGGGTGGTCGGCGACGGCGCCGCCCTCGCCGCGGAGCTTCCCGTAGTCGACTGCGGGGCTCATGGCACGACCTCCGCGTCGGTCACGGGTTCGTCCGCGGGCGTGCGGGCCTCGTCGATCCGGCGCCAGAGGGCGCGGAGCAGCTTCAGGTTCGCCTCGGGGACACCGTCGAAGTAGGCGCCCATGTCGACGATGAACTTCGCGCCGTCGATCTCCGGGGCGATCGCCTTGACGACCTCGGCGGCGGCGTCGAGCTGCTTGTCGTCGTCGACGGTCTTGCCCCACGGCGGCGGCGGCGGCCCAGCAGCCGCGCCGGCGGGGGCGTCGCCGTCGAACTCCTCGGCGGGCGTCGTCTCGTAGCCGGCCAGCTTGACCGTCCACTTCAGCGGGACGGACAGCGCGCGAGACTGCGCGCGTGTCTGCGCCATCGACCGCAGCTCGTGGTCGGGCTTCGGCGCCCACTGCAGCTCGGTGCGGTCGACGCTGCCCTCGCCCCAGCCAAGCTCGGTGCCGTTCTTGACGGCGTCGAACGACGTCCGGAACCCGAACGCGCGGCCGAGCGCGCGCTGGGCGTGCAGCCGCCGCAGGATCTCCCACTCGGCGCGCAGCTCGTCAGCCAGCTCCCACTCGCGGTGCTGGGGGCTGTCCCGGTTCGTCGGCTCGCGCTCGGGGACGGGCGGCTCGGGTCCGAGCTGCGCGAGCTCGGGCCAGGGGAGCTGCTCAACGCCTCCGCGGAGGCGGGTGATCTCGTCCTTGACGGCAGCGACGCCGGTGAACGCGCCGATCGTCTGCCACGCCTCGATCTGAATGTGGTCGCTACTACCGATCCGCCGCTTCATGTGCTGCTTCTCGACGACGTCGGCGAAGCGGGTTGCGGCGTCGCGGGCGACGTCGAGGATCTCAGCGGCGGTGGTGCCGGGGAACAGCGCGGTCGTCCCGTTCGTGGGCGCGCGTTCGAGCGCGGTGCTGGTCATGCGAACAGCTCCTCCATATCGAGGGTGGGTCGAGGAAGCTGGGCAGGCCCCGCCGGCGCCGAACTCGCGTCGCGACCGGGAGTGGCGCGGGCCGGGCGGTCAGAACCCGGCGAGGCCTGCTCGACGTCCTCGGGGATTAGCTGCACCGACCGGGTGACGGTCAGCGGCCCGGCCTTCTCCGTCCAAGCCCAGGCCTCGTCAACGGCGGCGAGCGCGTCGCCGTCGAGGCGGCCGCGCAGCTCCAGCGCCGCCCGGCCGGAGACCGTCGGCTCGCGGGTGATCAGGCCGGTCCAGTCGCCGGCGCGGATGACGCCGTCGGCCTCCAGCGCGCGCAGCACGACCTCGAGCTGGTCGGCGTCCCACTTCCGTGCTCGCTTGACCGACGCCTCGACCTCCCACTCGCCGAACGCGGTGAACTTCGTCTTGCGGAGCTTCAGGCGGCGGCGCAGCTCGCCGGCGAGCGCTGTGCGCCAGCGGTCGGCCTCGGCGAGGCGGGCGTCGACGGCGGCGAGCGCCTCAGCGAGCAGCTCGGGCGGCTGCTGGTCGAGCTGTTCGAGGACCTCGCCGGTCGCGGGGTTGACGGCGACGAGGTCCTCGCTCACGCCGGCTCGCCTCCGTCGGGCTCGCTGTCGAGCACGGGCCAGCGGAACCAGTCGTCGACGCCGGTGATCGCGCGGACCTCGGCTTCGGACAGCCGGCGGTCGAGATGGCTGGTGGTCGCCCAGACGTAGCCGACGGCGCCGATGACGCCGGCGAGGAGCAGCAGCACGCCGGTGAGTGCCCAGACGGCGGTTGTCATGCGACGCGCTCCTGCGGGATATAGAACGTCCAGTCGGGGACGCCGAGCAGGTCAGCGAGCTCGGCGATGTGCGCGGCGCTCGGCTCCCACGTTCCGGTCTCCCACTTGATCAGCTGGCTCCGCTCGATCCCGAGGTCGCGCGCCAGCGCATAGCGGGAGAGGTGCTTAGCCTCGCGGTACCGGGCGATGTTCTCGCCGATCGTCCGCTTGCGCCGTTCCTTGGGGGTCTCTCCGTCCACGAGGTCGAGAAGCTGCCACCCGTTATCGAGGTCGGTGAAGGGAGCGGCGCTACCCTGGGGAGCGCTGCTGGTCGCTATTAGCGGGAAAAACGACGCGGTCATCATGCCGCGCGGCAGAACTGTCAGATAGTGCAGCGTCGGGTCGCTCAGGCTGGCGCGCTGAACCGGGCAGCAGATGCCCCAGGCCGCGACGGGGCGCTCGCGGGTGTCGAGCAGCGTCGTCGTTCCGATCCACCAGTGGCGCCGGCGGAGGTCGTCCTCCAGGTGCGCTCGGGTTACGCGATCGAGCGTCGGCCGCAGGCACTCGAAGGCTGGCCGCCCGATCGCGTCCTCGGCGGCCCGGTGGAGCTTCTGTTCGATGCCGTGGTTCCACGACTCGATTGTCAGCCAGGGGTCGTTGCGGACGACGTAGGCCGGATCATCGAATCCGTCGACGAGTCGCTGCATGGCCGTAGCCTCTCTCGCCCGAGGAGGCCGGTCAGTGGCGAGAGGTTGCGCCCCGAGCGGCCCGCGACCGCTCGCCCGTTATGCCCGGCGGAGCGCTCGCGCCGCCTCGGCGTCGAGGACCCTACCGCTTATTGTGAAGGTGTTGTGACCGATCACATCGCGGCTCAGGCGCCCTGGCGCCACGTCAGCCGTCGAGCGGGGATCGAGGGCCCGACCCTGCGGGTCGCGTTGACCGTTAGGCCGAGCGCGCCAGCGGCCGGGACGCGGCGCCTGGGGGCCTGCAGCGTCAGTCCTTGCCTGGGGTGCCGAGCGACTCCCAGTGGGCGGCGGTCGAGCCCTTCTGCTGGCCGGCCCAGCCGCCGTCTCGCTCGTTCCAGCCGTGGAACACCTCGCCGGCCTGGCCGGCCTTCGCGGGCGACGCCTCGACGAACACCTCGAAGCGGCCGTCTTTCATCTGTCCGACAGCGATCATGTTGGGATCCTCCTGGGCTAGAACTGCGGGTGGGGGTTGGGTCGGCGGAGCGCCGCCGGCGCGAGCGAGGTCGAGGACGTAATCCATCGGGAACCCGGAGCCACAATCGACGTGGCCGCCGCCTGCGCTTCCGAGGTCTATGTGCTGGCAAACGCCTCGCCCGGAACCTTGCGCCTCCGCCGGCGTCAGCCGGGTGATCGGGACGCCGAAGTGCGCGGCCTCCTCGGCGATCCACGCGGCGCAGTTGGCGAGCATGTTGCCGTGGTTGCCCATCCACTCGTCGAGGGACCAGGACGCGAAGCCGCACAGCTCCACGCTCGTCGCGACCGGGTTGAAGTTGCCCTGGGTCCAGGCCTTGTTGGCGCGGCTGACGTACTCGCCGACGACGCCGGCCTTGTCATCGGCGCCGATCTGCGAGCTGACGCCGGCGCTGGAGCTGCTGAAGAACGAACCGAGGCTCTCGATCGTGCGGGCCCCTTCGGCTGTGTGTAGGACGATCAGGCGGACGCTCGCGCCGCCGCGGCTGGAGTAGTTCGGGCTCGGGATCCAGACTCGTTTGAGCGCCATCACGCCTCCTGGTCGTCGGCGAACGGGCGGCCGCGGAGCTGCTCGACTTTGCGGCGTCGCGGGTCGACGGGGTCGAGGTAGCGGGCGTCGTTCTCGTGGTCGAGCGGGCCCTGGTGCGCGTCGGCGGGCTCCTCGTCGGGCTCGGGGGTGGGCTTCACGTCGATGTTGAACTGCTCGGTGAGGTCGGGGTCGAATTCGGGGTCAGCCATCGTCGTCCTTCCGTTTGTCGTCGCCGTTGCCGGTCAGGTCGAGGATCAGGTTGATAAGGACGGCGGCGCCTCCGAGGAACGCGATGCTGCCGAGCAGCTCGGTCGGCAAGTCCCGGTTGAGGACCAGCACGACGCCGGCGGCCACGAGCATCGCGACCGCGATCACGAGCAGGTAGACGCGGCCCTTGTTCACGGCTCCGGCGGCGGCGGGTCGGGCGGCTGCTCGACTGGCGGCGGGTCGGAGTAGACGAGCTCGGCGACGGTCTCGGCCTCGGCGAGCAGCCAGCCGGGGGTGTCGAGCGTGACCGGCGCCTCGCCTGGCGCGAGGGTGCCGTCGGGTTCGTCGACGGGAGTCGTCAGGTAGCCGTAGCTGACGGGCGCGTCGCCGGTGACGGTCAGCTCGACGGTCCCGTCGGGGATCAGCGAGTAGGCGTAGGGCAGGCCGGCGGGGAGCGGGACTTGCATCGTCGTGGTCCTCTCAGGTTTTGATCAGCCAGCTGGTCGCGAGCCAGGGCTGCAGGTTGTTGTGCGCGCCGCCGCCGCCGGCGTTCTGGATGCTGATCCCGGTGTAGTTGCCATAGATACCGATCCCAGTAGCGGCGCCTCGGGTGCGCGGCGCGGTGTAGTAGAAGTGGTAGGGCACGGCCTCGTAGGAAGCGGTCAGGCCCGTTCCGAGGCCGGAGATCCGCCAGTGGATAAACCCGACGTTGGGGTCGTCTGCGTACTCCATCGCCTCGTATGGCAGATGGGCGTGGCTGGGGTCGGCGATGTTGTGGTAATGCGACGGGTCGTTGACGCCGTGGGCATGGGCCGGCATCTGGTTGGTGTCGAGCGTGTGGGTCTCGAAGCCGCCGGCGGCGCCGACCGCGCGGTTCGTCAGCCCGGCGCCCTGGCCGGCGCCGACGGGGACGCGGCCGCGGAGGTCGGGGACGTTGAATGTGGTCGCGCCGTCGCCGGCGCCGAACCTGGTTCCGATCTCCTGGAACAGCGGGTCGTAGTCGGCTCGGCGGTACGCGACGCCGTCGCACAGCAGCCAGCCGCCGGGGACTCGGGTGCTGCCGGTTGGCTTCAGGTCGCCGGGGTGGAAGAACTGCGCGGCGAGCAGGTCGAGGACGTCGGCGAGGTTGCCGATGACGGTCGGGTTGTCGGCGGCGTCGTCGTCGCCTGGGACGGGCAGCCCGAGGTTGGGCGTGTTTCGCGGCGGGCGGGCGTCGGTGATGCTCATAGCTCCTCCTGTTGGTCGGTGCCGGCGCCGAGCGGCGCGTCGTCGTAGACGGCCTGCCAGTTGTCGTAGGTCTCGTTGACCTCGGCCCAGCTGGCGGCTCGCTGGTTGAGCATCCCCCAGGTCTGGCCGTGGCGGACCTGGTAGTCGAGCGTCAGCCCGGCGGGCTTCGCGGCGGTCAGCGCCGCGTGGACCTGCTCGGAGTCGTGCTCGATGTAGTCGAACGTGAAGACGCGCAGCAGGTAGGGGTCGCCCTCGGCGCGTTCGACGAAGTAGACCGGCGCGCCGGCGGGGAGGTAGCGGTTGACGGCGTCGCGCATCGCGGCCGGCGTGCCGCGCCAGAGGCCGGGTGCGCGCGGGCCGATCAGGTCGCGCAGCTCCTCCTCGGTCATCGAGTCCCAGCGGTGGACGCCGGCCCACTGCGCGAGCACGCGCAGCCACGGGGCGGGGCAGCGGCTCGGGGACCCGAGCGCGGTCCAGCCGGCGTTGCCGTCGGCGTCGTCGCGGGCCATCTCGGCGATCACGTCGAGCAGCGTCGAGAGCGCCCCGACGAAGTTCGCCCACGCCCAGGCGTTCTCGGCGTCGGCGAACGCGATGGGCAGCGTCGCGGCGTACAGGTCGCGGCCGGTGTCGCCGAGCTCGACGGGCGGCTCGGCCGGGAGGATCGCTTGCAGCGGGCGCGGCGGGGTCATCCGGCGTTGACCGTCCCCGTGATCGCGCCGGCGCGCGGGAGCGTCGTCGGGCCAACGAGAACCTTGTCGGCGACGGCGCCGTCGATCGTGACCGGGCCGACCCAGTCAACGCCGCGGCAGCGGTCGAGCAGGGCGATGATCTCGTTGATCCGGATCGTCATCCGGCCGGGCTGCCCGCCAGACGGCGGCGGCGGGATCACCTCGCCGGCGGCGGTGCCTGGGCTGGTCGTCCCGAGCCGATACTGCGCCGGGGAGAGCAGCTGGGTGATCGCGTCGATGCAGACCGCCTCGACCTGATCGGTGTTCTGACCCGAGTAGGCGGTGACCTCGAAGCCGACGTCCGTCGGGGCGTAGACGGCGTCGATCACGGGGACCAGGAAGTTGACCTCGCGGGCGCCCTCCAGCAGCGCGCGAATGTCAGCCTTGATCGGGTCGGGCATCGCCTCGCCGGCGGGGTCGGTGACGACGACGGTGATCTGCCGCTGGTGGTACCAGCTGCCGTCCGCCGGCTCGTAGCCGTCCATCGCGACGGCCCGGCCGACGCCTGGGACCTGCAGCGTCAGCAGCGCGTAGTCGTATGGCAGCACAGGTCGGAACGCCATCATCCGCAGCAGGTTGCTCAGGTTGTTCAGGTACTCGGTGATCGTCTGACCGTCGTCGCCGTGGCCGGTCGCGGTCGGGATCTCGACGGTCTCGCACCAGTCGTAGTAGGGGTCGCTCATCTCGCAGGCGCCGTAGAGGCCGTTGGCGGCGGCGCCCGGCTCGACGGCGCGGACGACAACGTCGAACGCCTCGGTCTGGCCCTTCGGGATCACGGCGCCGTCGACGACCTCGAACCCAACGAGTTCGTCGCCGGTGCGCGCGATCGTGATCGTGGCGCCGGATTCGATCTGGTAGCCGAGGTCGTCGCGGGCGACCCAGTGGCTGAAGCCGGCGGCTGGCGTCTCGACGCGGATCGGCATCCCGAGGACCTCGGTGCCGAACGTGACGATCACGGCGCCGGGAACGTCGGCGGCCTGCGCGCGCAGCTCGGCGGCGATCGTCGAGAACGCCTCGGTCAGCCAAACGTCGGGGTTGCCGTCGTGCGCCTCCCAGCCGGGGACGCGCTCAGCGAGGCTGTTGAAGACGCCCTGCTGGATGACGACCTGGTCGGTTTCTATGTCGGGGCCGGTGTAGCCGGTGTCCTGCTCGGCGAGCTCGGCGTTCGGGTCGACGACCTCCTCGGGGTCGTAGGCGTTGGGGTCATAGCCGCCGAGCGTCGGCGCGAAGATGCTCATTGGATCTCCTCCAGTTGGTACATCGCCTGCAGGCGCAGGACGGCCGGGTCGTCGAGGTCAAAGTTGCCGTCGACGATCGCCTGGGCGCGCGGCTCGGCGTCGTCGATCGCGACCTCGAGCTGGGAGGCGGCCAGCTCGTCGTCGCCGGCGAACTCCAGGGTTTCGGGGCGGCCGAAGCTGGGGAGCGTCAGGCGCTGGCCGGCGACGGTGCGGACGCACGTCTCGACACAGTCGGCGATCTCCGCGGTCGTGCCCTGGACGGTTGTCGCGGCGCCCTGGCCGCCCATCGGGTCGACGGTGAAGCGGAATGGGACGGCGAAGTGGCGGGGGACGATCTCGGCCATCAGGCGGCGCCCTGGGGCGGGGGTGTCGCGGCGGCGGTCGCGAGCGCGGTGCCGACGTTGCCGGTCGGGCCGATCTGCGCGGGCGGGCCGTCGAGGCTGGCGAGCTGCACGAGGCCGAATAGGGTGGTGCCGGGCGTGACGGTCCAGGTGCCGACGAGCTCGCGGGCGGCGTCGAGGTCGTCGGCGTCGAGCATGAATGTGACGTTGAAGCGGGCCATCAGAGTCCCTCCTTTAGCTGCTTACTCGGATGCACTGCGCCATCGTCCAGTTAGCGATGCCGTAGATGGTTCCGGCCCCTGCGCGGTTCATCAGAACAACGCCGAGTACGTCACCCGCGGCGGCCTGCAGGAGCCCGGCGAAGCTGCTCGACTCGTATTGCCCGGTGACGTGGGCGGAGATGCCGCCGCCGCCGAAGGCCGTTGACACGTCGCCGCCGGCCACGCCTTGCGTGGTGTGGTTGACGATCATGTAATCCACGCGCCCGGTCGGGATATCCGTGTTCCAGAGCACGTTGCAGGTGACCTGGTAGATCCCGTCGCTGGGGACTGTGAAGCCGCCGTTTGGCGCGCGGGCCATCCCGCCCTTCGCCCAGGCGACGACGTCGAACGGGAGGAGCAGCGGCACGTTCAGAGGTGACGCCACGCCGGTCGAGAGCGTCAGCATCGCCGCCGGCTGTATACCCTGCGAGCCGGGCGGTCCCTCTGGTCCTCGCGGCCCGACCGACCACTCGGTGACGGTGTCGGTGTCGAACTCGATCTGATCGAGCGAGAGGTAGAACAGAGCGCCGGTAATCGGCCAGACGAGCACGGCGCCGGAGTCCGCCTGGACGTTGAGCTGTGCTACCGCGTTCGCTTGCCCGCCGGCCGTGCTGTCGGCGGTCACGTTGCGGTTTCGCGATACGGCCGGGCGGTACCCAACGGGCAAAGTGAAGATCGGGACGCCCTGAGCCGTGCCGCGCGCAGCTCCGCGAAGGGCGACCCTACCGTCCGGATATTTACGGTAAGCCGGGGGTGTTTCGCCAGCTATCGCGGCCCAGCCGTTTTCGAACGCGGGCTCGCCGGGGTCGCCGACCTGGTGCCAGGGCTCGAGCGGCACCTTGACCGAGTCGCCGGCTGGGCCGGTCGCGCCGGTCGCGCCGGTCGCGCCGGCGGGGCCGGTCGGTCCGTCTGGGCCTGCCGGCCCGACCGGACCTTCTGGGCCGGCGGGCCCGACGAGCGCGCCGCCAGCGTCGATCTCCGCGCCGGCGACCTTGACGATCCAGGCGACCACGAGATAGGGCGGCATCGTCGAGTGAGCGGCGCCGCCGCCCTCGGCGTAGATCCCGAGCGCGGGAACGCTGAGCGGGGGGATGCTGTGAGCGTGGTTGTTGGTGGCGTGTTGCTGTGACTGCCAGTTCGTCGTGAACCCGTGCAGATGGTCGATCGAGCGATCCGCCCCGGTAGTAGCCGAATTGACCCAGTTATATAGCCAGCTTTGCGGTCCCAAGGTTCCTGTAGCGAGTCCGCCGTACCAGTAACCCTGTGGTGTGTTGAATTGAGTGTGCAGGTGGTCAAGGCCACGATCCGCCGCGGCTGTGGTGCCAGCGTGGTAATGGTCAGTGTCCGTGTTCCCGGACGTGCCGCCGCCGGTCGAGGCGGCGGTCGTCGCGCCGCCGTGGGCGTGGGAAGGCATCTCCGCGACGGTCAGGGCGTGCGCCTCGGCGCCGCTGCGCTCGGCGGTCGGGTGGCCGCCGCCCGCGCCGTAGATCATCCGAGCTCGCAGGTCGGGAATCGCGAACGTCGAGACGCCGTCGCCGGCGCCCCACGTCTCGCCGATCGCGGCGAACAGCTCGGGGTAGGCGCCGCGGTCGAGCAGCCGCCCGTCGGCGAGCATCCAGTTGGTCGGGATCGTCAGGCCCGACCAGGCCTTCAGCGTGCCGATCTGGTCGGAGTCGTAGACGGTGCCTGGCGGGCCGGGCGGGCCGGCGGGGCCGGTCGACCCGGCGGGGCCGGTGATGCCCTTCGGCAGGCCGAACGTGAAGTCGAAGTGGTTGGAGGTCGGCTCGACGACGTGGACGGTCGCGACGTCGGTTGGCGGTAGCGTCGTCGCGGTCGCGGTGATATCGACGTCGTTCGTAGCTCCCTGGCCGCCGCCGCCGAGCAGCCACAGCCGGCCGCGGTTCGAGAACACGACGCCGACCTGGTCGCCGACGGCGGCGCCGGCGCTGATCGGCAGGACGGGCCCCCAGAGCTTGCGGCGATCGAACCTGGGGATGACGACCCAGATGCCGCGCTCGTCGATCCGGGCGACGGTCGCCTCCCACGCCTGGCTGTTCCCCAGCGCGGTCGGCTGCGCGGGCGTGGCGAGCAGCTGGTCGAGGTCGGGCATCAGAACCCCGGCCAGTGTCGTTGCACGAACCCGCCGAGCGGACACGGCGTGAAGCGGTTGCGCCCTCCCGACGAGCCGCGGTACGAGTCGCCGCTGAACGCCCTGGTATCGAACCGCCAGGCGGGGCCGATGCCGTTCCAGCGGATCCAGATGTGCCCGGCGTTGGTCATGATCGTGAAGTACCGGCCGGGGCCGGGCGCGCCCCAGCCCTCGTAGGCGCCGGAGACGGGCGCCCACTGGCCGGCGCGAACTCCTCCTGGCAGCGGGAACCCGGCCTTCAGCAGGACCCAGGAGACGCCGCTGGAGCAGTCGGCGGTCGGCGGGTGGCCGATCAGGAGGCGGTGCGAGTTTGCGCCGGTCTCATACGGGAGGTTCCAGCTGCTCATTACGACGGCGGCGTTGTACGCCCAGACCGCCCGGTTCGTCACGGCGGCGTGGTTCGGGTTCTGGCGCTCGACGGCGACGCCGCTGGTGCCGGCCTTGCCGGCGGTGCCGGCCTTGCCGCCGACGGTGACGGTCGTCTGCGTGACGTTCGGCGCGGGCTCCAGCAGCTTCGCGTCGGGGCGCTTCAGCGTCAGCTCGTGGACGGGGGACACGAGGTCGCGGCGGGTTGTGGAGACGAGCCACTTCCCGTCGGCGGGGCCTTCGCCGACGAGCTCGACGACGTCGCCGGGCGCGAGCGCGTAGCGGCCGGCGGTGACCTTGACGGTCGCTTCCGTCGCCCGCGACCTGGTCTCAAAGTCGAACTCGATCGAGAGGACTCCTCGAGCGCCCTCGGTCAGCCGGTACGCCGGCGGGTGGGTTGCGAGCCACGCCTCGGAGACGAACCACAGCGCGCCGCGGGCGATGTACCGGCGCCACCCGACTTCCTGAGCGAGCCGGCCGATGCACGTCCAGCTGTCCTCGCGGGCGTCGGCGGTGCCGCGGCTGAACTCGTAGGGCTCCTCGCGGGTGATCGTTTTGGTTGTGCCGGGGGTGTAGGGCGTCCCACCGCTCGACGCGCCGTTGCTGGAGGTGCCGGCGGTGACCTGGCTGGAGGCAGCGGCTGCGGCGGCGCCGGCGAAGTAGCGGGCGCTGTTCAGCGCCTCGCCGTACCACTGCGCCGGCGCGCTGGAGTGCGCCGATCCCTGAGTCAGGTCGGAGGCCTCCAGCCAGCCGATCCCGCGGCGGCGGTACGGCAGGAAGTGCGACAGGAACTTGTCGACGGCGTAGGCGGGGTTGGTGAGCTGCCACGGGTGGCCCCAGCCCATCGACGGGCGCTGCTGAAACAGCCCCAGCGAATCGTGGTCGACGGCGTGCTGCAGGTTCGTGCAGGTGCTCTCCTGCGTCGCGGTCGCGACGGTCCCGGCCATCGACTCCAGGTCGCCGCCCTTCAGCTTGCAGCGGAGAACCATGATCGCGATCATGTTCGCCTGGTGCGCGTTCGCCTGGACGTGTTTGACCGTCAGGTGCCCAGCGCGAATGTGGTCGGCCCAGGTCGTCACTTCTTGACCGGCGCGATCGGCTGCTTGACGTTGACCTCCGGGCAGTGGAACGGGATCAGCGCTTCGCGCGGCTCGCGGACGAGCGACCGCACGAACTGCGCGCGGGTTCCGTTCGCGCGGTTGGACTTCTTCGGCTTGCTGTAGTCGCGTAGGACGTTCGCGGCGACGTCCTCGAACGTGAGCGTGACCTGGTTGCCGGCGCGGGCGACCTTGACCAGCCGGTACTCGACGCGGTCGAGCGTCAGCGTCGCCCTGGTTCTGACGATCGTGGACCGCAGGAGCTTGCGGCCGGAGTCACGGACGGTGAGCGTTACGGTCGAGGCGCCTTCGAGCGTCTCCTCGTGGACCGCCTGCGTTGTCGCGGCGGTGAGGCTGACGGCGATGCCTTTGTCGCCGTGGATCGCGAGGTGGTCGAGCGCCAGCGCCCGCGTCGGCCGGGCAGGGGCGAGCTTGGCGGGCGGGCGCCGTCGTCGGCGTGGCTGCCGAACGGCTGGACTCATCTCGCGGGCACCTTGATCCGGGCGCCGACCTTGTAGCGGGCGGGGAGCTTGACGCCGCGCATGCCGGCGTTGAGCTTCGCGATCTCTTGCCAGCGGGACGCCTTACCGAGCGTTTTGTGAGCGATCTTCTGGAGGTCGTCGCCGCGGTTGATTGAGTAGAACCGGACGCGCTTGGGTTGGGCGCTGCCGCGGAGCCGGTCGAGGTTGTCGGCGCGTATGTATTCGAGCAGGTGGACGGTCAGCTCCTGGCGCATCCGCCGGCCGGTGTTGACGTCGCGGAGGTAGTTGTCGCCGTATTCGAGGCTGGTGATCGCCCAGCGCAGCCCCCAGTAGGGGACGGGGCCGATGACGCGGACGGTCAGCGGCGTGCTCGCCATCTCCTCGAGCGCGGCGAGCGCCGTCTCGATGAAGTAGCCGTGGCCGGTGTGGTGCTGCGGCGCTCTCGGGTGCTTGGTCGGCTTGTGCGGCTTGCTTGGCTTCTTGGTCGGTTTCTTCGGTTGGGCGAGGGTGACGGTCGCGCCGGCGGTGACCCAGCCCTCGACGAGGATTCGTAGCTCCAGCTCGCGGTTGCGCCGCCCCTTGAACTCGGTGATGCTCCGCAGCTTCGGGCGGTCGATGACGTCCCAGTTGACGCCGGTGCCGGCGGGGTGAGCGCCGTGGTCCTGCAGCAGCGCGACGACGGCGAGCTGCCCGGCCCAGCTCTGGATGATGACGTGGTGGCCGCCCCACAGCCAGCCGGCGCGGTCGCCGATGATCCTCGGGACGGCTGGCTGCCGGCGCTCGCCGGTGAGGGCCTGGGCCATCAGCGCATCGCCTGCCGGTCGGCGGTCTGGCGCGCGAGGACGTGCGCGAGCTCGCGGCCGTCGACCTCGACGTGAACGTGAATGTCGCCGCCGCCGCCGGCGCCGCTGACCGGCGGGGAGGTGCCGGCTGCGAGCGGGGTGACTCGCGCGCCGCCTGGCAGCTGCAGCAGCTCGGGGCCGGCCTCGCCGACGAGCGCGAGCCCTCCGGCGCCGGGCATCGTCAGCCCGTGCTGTCCCTTCAGCAGGCCCTTCAGGCCCTTGACGGGGTTCAGGCTGGACGCGAAGTCGCCGGCGGCGCTGCCGATGCCGCCGAAGAACCCTTTGACCTTGTCAACGACTGACTTGGCGGCGTCGGGGATCTTGTTGATCAGGTTGATGATCGTGTCGACGGCGGCGCGGATCCCCTTCGTCATCCCGTTCCAGGCGTCGGACGCGAGCCGCTGGACGGTGCCGAACGCGTCGCCGGCGACCTTCTTGATCTTCCCGAAGTGGGTGATTATCAGCGCGATCGCGAGTCCGAACGGGCCAGTCAGGATCCCGAGCAGCAGCGGCCAGTTGCCCTTTATCCAGTTGAACGCGGTTTTGGCGGCCTGGACGATCCAGTCGAACGCGGCGCTGACGGCGGACTTGATCGCGCCGAACGCGGCGTCGACGGCGTCGTGGAACCAGCCGACCTTCTTGTAGAGGATCACGAGGCCGACGCCGACAGCGACGATCGCGAGGCCGATCGCGATGAACGGGGCGGCGGCGAGCAGCGCCGTGCCGATCAGGCCGAGCAGCGCTCCGCTCGTGAGTCCGAACGCGGCGGCGAGCGCGCCGAACGCGCTCGCGACGGTGCTGGCGATCACGAGCGCGCCGAGGCCCGCGGCGAGCCCGATGACGATGTAGGTGAAGCCGGGAACGTTCTGCGTCAGCCATGTGAACCCGGCGACGATCGGGGTCAGCGCCTTCGCGATGCTGGTCATGACGGGCAGCAGGGCGGTGCCGAGCGCGACCTTGAGGCCGCTCGTCGCGGCGGCCTGCTCGCGCTGGGCCTTCGCAAGCTCCAGGCCCTTCTGGACGCCGCTCTCGTCCATCGTCAGCCCGTACTTCTTCATCATCGCCATCTGCTCGGCGATGCCCTCGCTGCCGCTGTTGAACAGCGGCAGCAGCTTCTGGGACGACCGGCCGAGGAGCTGCTGGCTGAGCGCGGCCTTCTCGGCGCCGGCTGGCATCTTCTTGAACCCGTCAGCGACCGCCGCGATCGCGTCCTCGGTTTTCATGTTCTTCAGCGCCTTGGCCGAGACGCCGAGCTTGTCGAACGCCTCAGCGGACTTCTTGCTGGAGCCCTGCGCGCCGACGAGCTGCTTGGAGAAGATCACCAGCCCCTTGTTCAGCTGGTCGGATTGGATGCCGCGCTCCTTCGCCATCGAGACCCAGCCGGAGGCGGCGCGGGCGTCCATCCCGGTGATGCGCTGCAGCCCGGCGGTCGACTTCGCGAGGCTCTCCGCGGCGCCGGCGGCGTCCTTCAGGAAGTCGAACCCCTTCTTGACGGCGACGGCGCCGCCGGCGGCGATCGCGAGCTTCTTCGCCATCCCGCCGAACCCGCCGGCGGCCTTCTCGGCGCCGGCGCCGGCCTCCTCGCCAGCGGAGCCGACGTCGCGAATCTGGCCGGCGGACTCCTGGCCGTTCTTGACGTCGACGAGGATCTGCAGCGTCGAGCTGACGTCAGGCATCTACGCGCGCCCCCGGCGACCGAGCTCGTTAGCGATGGCGCGCGCCAGGTTGTCTCGCCGCAGGTTGCTCAGGACGACGGCGCGGTCGACGACGAGCCCCCAGAACGTCTGTTCGAGCACGCCGCCGTACAGCAGCCGGTCAGCGGGCAGTCCGAGCAGGCAGGCGGTCGCCACGGTCGTTATGACGTCGGCCGGGATTCCCCCGCCAGCTCGTCGACCACCTCCGGGGTCGCGCCCTGCCACCAGGAGACGTAGTCGGCGGAGAGTGAGTTGACGACGCCGGCGCCTTCGATCCGCCCGCCGCAGAGGGCGTATAGGACCTGGCGGGCGGTGTCGGCGTCCAGTTCGAGCGCCTCGCCGAGCTGCCGGTCGAACCGCAGCCGCTCGCCTTCGATGATCGGCCCCCACGGCTCGGACGTGTCGCGGCGGGCGAGGACTTCGAGGCACGCGCTGATCAGAACGTCGGCGTTCGCGTCGAGCAGCTCGTCGGCGTCGGCGGTCTGGGTTACGCGCCGGAGCCGGTTCAGCGCCCGCTCGTCGAGCAGCTGGTAGCGGGCGGCGAGCTTCCCGGCCCACAGCCCTCGGGGAAACTCGATGATCGTCGTGCGCCCCTTCGCGATCTGGCGTTGCTGGGCGCGGAGGCCGGCGATCAGCGAGCCGGGGGCGGCGCCGTGGCCGTTGCTCGACGAGGCTGGCGGCTCCTCCTCCTCGCCGAGCTCGTCGGCGCGGGCCCGCTCCAGCAGCTCCGCGGCTTCGTCGGGAATCTCGACCATCAGCCCAGCCCCACGAACGCGGGCGACATCTCGTATTCGATGATCGACGGGTCGCTGGAGGTCGAGTCGTGCTCGGGCGGCGTGCAGCGCTTGTAGGTGCCGATGTAGACGATCGGCCGGCCCCAGACGTTGCCGTCGGGGTCGAGCGGCTGCTTGGTGACGACCATCCCGACCTTGCCGGGGCGGAACAGGCTTCCGGCGAGGTAGAGCTTGTGGTCGCGTGTCAGCACGTACAGCCGGCCGATCACGACGTTGTCGATCTCGCTGCGGCCGCCGAGCGAGACGACCTCGTTCATCCCGCCGGGGTGGTATTTCAGCTCGTCGCTGTCGACGCCTCCGCCGGTCAGCGAGTCGAACGTCCCGAGCTGACCGATGTGGTCGATCCAGGCGGTGACGTCGTATTGCCGTTTGAGTGACATGTCTGCGCGCCTCCCTATGCGAGCGCTTGGGTGATCGGGGTCTTGACGATCTGGATCTCGACCCACTCTCCGAACGGGTTCATCCGCAGGGCGATGACGGCGTGGATCTCGCCGGCGGCGACGGTCTCGTCGGTGTTGACCGGCGGGTCGGTCAGCACCCGGAACGAGTCGTCGGGCGTGTCGCCGTACAGGGCGCTGGGCCAGTACGGGAGCAGCATCCCGGCCAGCTCGCCGCGGAACCGAGCGAGCGTCTTCTGGCGGCCGTCGACGACCTCGAACACGTAGGTCTCGGCGATCGCGTCGGCCTGCGCCTGGATCGCCATCGCGAACCGGACGTTCGAGAGCTGCAGCCAGCCGCGGCGGGTGCCGGTCTCGTCGACGAGGGATCGGAACCCGTAGCCGCGGACGGTGTCGTAGATGACGCGGGCGGTGTTGACGCCGGCGTGCATCAGCCGCTCGCGGGCGTCGTCGTCCCACTCGCGCTCGAGCGCGCCGGCCCAGCGGCTGACGCCGAAGTAGCCGGCGGCGGCGCGGTTCGGGTTGCCGGTCAGGTCCTGCAGGTTGATCAGCCCGGCCTGGACGCCGCACCACGGGATCGTGCGGTTCGTCCCGACGGCGCGGCCGGGGACGACGGCGCGCGGGTCGAACAGCGCGCCGCGGTAGTCGACGTCGAGGGTGCGCAGCTCGGCGACGTGCGCGACGAGGCCGGCCTCGTCGAGCGTCGGGTCGGCGTCGAGCAGCGCGACGCGGTTGCCGTATTCGGCGGCGCGGAGCAGCGCCTCGTGCTGGGCGGGGTCGGTCTTGCCGGGCGCCATCAGCTGTCCGGGCCCGAGCGACGGCGGGATGCTCATCGCGGCGTCGAGCAGCGCCAGCGGGTCGTTGACGGGCTCGGTGCCGCTGGTGCCGCCCGCGAGCTCTAGCGACAGCGGCGCGAGCGCGAGCGTCTCGTCGGTGACGGCGACGTCGATGTACTCGGACGTCTCCGCCCAGGCGGCGAAGTCAGCGACGGTCAGCAGGTTCGCGGCGGACCGCTCGACGGCGACGCCGTTCTGCAGCACGGCGACGGCGAGCGGGTCGCCGGGGGCGCGCGTCTCGGCCTTCGGCGGCTTCTTCTTCTCCAGCGGGACGAGCGCCAGCCGCGGCCGGGCGGTCATCGCGGCGAGCGCCGCGGGTGCCTGGATCTCGACGGTCAGGTCGTTCCCCCAGGCGCCAGGGCTGGAGGCGTCGACGGTGAACCCGTTGACGGCGCCGTCGCCGCCGGTCGCGACGGTCGCGTCGGGGTCGGCGAGGCGGAGGACCCAGGCGACGCTGACGCCGTCCTTGAAGCTCGCCTCGACGGAGTCGTAGAGGAACGGCGGGTTGTACCGGGGGCCGAACACATGTTCGAACGTGTCCGGGGAGCGGATCTGCGCGGGCGCGTCGACGGGGCCTTGGGCGGCCTCGCCGATTAGGAACGCGACGCCGGTGTCGACGGGCGCGCCGGCGGTGGGCAGGTTGTCGGAAACGACGACTGACGTACCGGGGCGGCTCATCGGTCCTCCTCCTGTGGGGTGGGTGCGAGCGACAGCTCGCGGGGCGGGACGGGCTGGGCGACGCCGGCCTTCGCGACTTTGACCTGGGGCCAGAGCATCGGGTCGGTCGGGGCGGCCGGTTTCGGCGGCGGGCCCCAGGGGCCCCCTGGGCCCCAGCCGTAGGAGACGACGTCGTCGATCGTGACGGTGAACAGCGCCTGCGCGCCGAACAGCGATCTGGTGTGGCCGAACGGGAACGGCGGTATGTAGTCCTCGCCGATCCACTCGACGCCGAGCGCGAGGCCTCCGAGCGACTGCTCCTGGGCGACCAGC